TCCTCCAGCGCGGCGAGGAGGTTCTGTCCAAGACCGATCCCCGGAACATCATGAACTCCGGCCGCGCAGGCGGCGGGGCGTCGGGTGAACTGAGCATCCGTAACGTGTTGGTGATGGACGCCAACCTGGTGCCTGAAGCGATCCAGTCCCCGGCTGGTGAGCGGTCCGTCATGACCATCATCCGGAATAACGCGGCGTCGATAAGGACGATGGTCCGGTGACGGAGGTCTGGAATTTCCCACCCAACTGGGCGCAGGACGTTCGGGAAACGCTATCCTGGCTGACGAGTGTCGCGGGTAGTCCGACGGGCGTCGAGCAACGTATGTCCCTGCGGACGGCGCCTCGCCGCCGGTTTGAATACCAAACGCTCCTCGTCGGCCCGGAGCGGACGCGATTCGACCTTTCGGTGGCCGCGGCGGGGTCCGATCCTTGGTGGCTCCCCCTGTGGCACGACTGCGTCGTTTTGCCGAGCGGCCTGGCCTCCGGGTCTGACGAAATTACTTTCGCCACAGCGTTCCGAGAGTTCAAGGCCGGCGGAAAGGCCCTCTTGCGGAATGGCGCCGCCTACGAGGTCGTCGATGTTGACACCGTGGTCAGTAATAAGATCACGCTCACGGACCCGACCGTAGAGACTTGGCCCGCCAACACCACGCTCTATCCTCTCCGTTACGCCAGGCTGGAGAATGAGCCATCGGCCGACCGACTGGCCGACCGGACCTGGACGGCGATGCTGGCGTTTACCTGCCTGGAGGTCGATGACTGGTCTCTGTCCCTCTCCGTTCTTGCCTCCTACCGAAGCTATCCAGTCCTGGAGCGGGCGCCGAACGAGCGGGATGGACTGTCGATATCGCTGACTCGGATCGCACAGGACATTGATACGACGATCGGTCTGCCAGCCTTCTACAACACGGCGGGGGCGGGCCTGCGCGTCCAGCAGCACGCTTGGATGCTGCGCGGCCTGTCCGACAACGCCGTGTTCCGGTCCTTCCTGTACGGCGTCCGAGGCCGGGCCAAAGCCCTGTGGCTGCCCAGCTTCCAAGCCGACCTCGATCTCACCGAGGCGATCGACGCCGCGGACACGACCATCAAGGTGGTGGAGTGCGGCTACGCCGCCGCTTCAGCGCACGCGGTCGACAACAAGCGGGATATTCGCATCGCTCTGAAGGACGGTACGTCTGTTCTTCGCCGCGTAACCGCTTCGTCGGAAGCAGGCGGGGTGGAGACCCTGACGCTCAATTCAGCGGTCGGTCAAGATATCGCACTCGCCGATGTGCATCGGGTGGAGTTCCTGTCGCTCTGCCGGCTGGATGCGGATTCCATCGAGATCGCACACCTGACCGATACCGCCGGGGTCTCCGCGGTGTCCGCTACGTTCCGGTCTCATCTCAGCGGCCGGGCGGTGTCTCCGTGGGACCCATTGCCATGGGCCAACCCGGATGAAGAAGACGATAACACGCCGCCCGATCCGATCGGCACTGCGGATGTGTTGGCCCGTATATTCACGTCGACGGCGTTCGAGACTCAATACGACGGGCTGCAATTCCCCTTGTCCGTGGACTCTGTCGACTACGACACCCCGGTCGACGGTGTTACCTTCGCCACGGGGGCGCAGCTCGGTTATCGAGAGGGCGGGCCTACGAACTCAGTGCTGTTCTTGGAACTGATCGCCACCGATGATGTTCTCGACCCGCTGCCGGCGGATGAGCAACCCACCACCTGGACGGTTGAGGCGATCCACGCCGGCATCAAATTGTCGGTCGACAAGACGACTTTCGGACTCTACTCGCCGGCCTACTCTCCGATATATTCCGGTGTGCGCTTGGAGTGGTTCGACGGCTTCACCGGGGCGGATACCATCGTTTGCCGTGGTCGTCGACCCGACGGGGTTTTGTGCGTCCTGACCTTCACGTACGAAGCACAGGCTGAAGCGCCGGCCACGTTGGATGTCTACAATCCGACCAATACGACGATCAGCGGCGGCGGGCTTACGGCCACTTCGCTCCTGGATGCCGTCGGCGCTCGCACGTCAAAAGGCCGGTCGACCGGAAAATACTATTTCCGCGGCATCGTTGACACGGCCACACGGCCCGACGATTCCGCGGTGAATTTTGGCCTCATCGCCGGGTCGGCAGACATAGCCGGTCCGCGGGGTTTCCCCGGCGGCGTGGGTGACACGTCGAACACCGCCCTGGGGATCGGCCCCTACGCGCACTTCATCTTCACTAACGCTGTGTATCGGTTCTACAATAACAGTGCGCCCCGATACTCCATAGACGGCGGTCAGATTGTCGATCTCCTGTTCGATCTGGACAACCAACTCTGGTGGTTCCGCTTCAACGCGAATGCCGGCGGCGACACCGGCTGGCTGTATGAGGGCCTCGGCGGGTCGCCGGAGCCTGATCCCTCTCTCGCGGTTGGCGGCGACTTTTCGTCCTATCTGACGTTGGGGGAAACGCTGTACCCGTTTGTGTTCTTCGAGTATGATGGTTATTCCGGGACCATGGATTTCAGTCCCGACCTCGGAGCCTACCCCGCGCCAGGTGCCCTCCCGTGGGGTGCGCTATGACCTACAGCGCGATCGAACTATCGGAGGACTCTGGCCTTCCGGTTCGCCTCTATGAGATCCGTCGCGGCCAGATCGTGTATCGTTACACGTCGGCAGATCGTGACATCGACTGGGGCGGGGAGACCTGGGTCTCCAAGCCCGGCGGCATGATCGACGGCGGGATCAATGCGAGCGGCCCCAGCGAACAGGACGAGCTGACCATCACCTGTTCTCAGGATGTCGAAGTCGTCCAATGGTTCCGAGGAACGCCGCCGTCAGACCGCGTCTCGCTGACCGTGCGGCGCGTCCATACCACCGACGTTGATCTGGAGGCGACAGTCGTGTGGGTCGGCCTGGTGACGGCTATGAGGCAGCCCTCGGACGGCAAGGCCAACCTGTTCTGCCAGTCCGTCCTCTACTCCCTTCAGCAGCAGGGTCTCCGGTTGTCGTGGAGCCGGGCCTGCCCGCACTTCCTGTATGACGACAACTGCCGGGTGTCGAAAGCAACTTTCGCCGTTGCCGCCGTGGTTGACTCCGTGTCCGGCGTAACCGTCAGCGCCTCGGAACTGAGTGCAAAGGCCAACGGTTGGTTCGACGGTGGTTTTATCGAGTGGGATCTAGACCTGCTGGGTACTGTCGAACGGCGGCCAATCGAGAGCCATGTCGGGACGAATCTGACGCTCCTCACCCTGACCGACGGTTTGATGGTTGGGACCGACATTCGGGTCTACCCTGGCTGTGCTCGCAACGTGACGACCTGCAAAGACAAGTTCAACAACCTGCCGAACTACGGCGGAGTGCCGCACCTGCCGGGTGTCAATCCGTTCGATATCGGTGTCCTCAATGGTGTGACTTCGACGGCTAACACGAGACAAGGCGGGTTCGGTATAACCCAGGCGACCGATGGGTCTGGCAGGGCGGGCGGTACGGCGACGGATGGTGGGGGCGTGCCGCAAGACGGAAGCACTACTGACTCGCCGTATTCCGGCGGTGAAGGCGCGGGGGTGTAGTTATGTGGAACCTTCTCATCGCCGTCGCCCTGCTGGTCGTCTCCTACATCATTCAATCCCTGGCGGCGCCCCGGGTGCAGGATGCCAAGCCGTCCACCTTGGACGACTTCGATTTCCCACAGATCGAAGAAGGCACGCCGCAAGCCGTGTGCTTCGGCGAGTGCTGGATCGACGACTGGATGGTTCTCGGCGTCGGTAATTTCAAAACCCGCGCCATCAAGTCTTCCGGCGGGGGCAAAAAGTGAGCGGGCTTTCCGGAATCCGAATTCACGTTCGCCACATGCGGGCGCTTGGATATTGCGCTCCTGCGGGCCGCGCCTGGTTCGCGCAGCACGATCTGGATTGGAGAGACTTTCTGAAGAACGGGCTGCCCGTCGAGACGGCGGAACAGATAGGAGATCACCCAGGCCTCACCGTGGCCGCGGCGGCGCGCAAGGAGGCTGAAGATGGGCGGCGGGGGTAAAGGAGGAGGCAAAGGCGGCGGAGGCAGCCAGACCGTAGGATACCGTTATTTCCTCGGTGTCCACATGGGTCTCGTTCGCGGCCCGATCGACTCCCTGGTACAAATCAACGTGGAAGAGAAGGCCGCCTGGAAGGGCGAACTGACCGACGACGGCACAATCCAGATCAATCAGCCCTCCCTGTTCGGCGGCGATGAGAAGGAGGGCGGAATTGTCGGGCCGTTCTCCTTGATGATGGGGAAGACAACGCAAACCGCCGTCTCCGGTCTGTCGGCGATGCTGCGGAATAATGTTCCGGGCTTCCGAGGGTTCGTGTCGGCCTTCTTCGACGGTCAGTTGTGTGCCAACAACCCCTATCCGAAGCCCTGGCGGTTCCGCATTCGGCGCGCTCGCAAGGGCTGGGTGGACAACACCCCTTGGTACCCGGCCAAGGCGGTGGTGTTCATGACGGACGCCGAGGATTCGTCCCAGGTGATCCACGGGATGAACGGCGCTCACATCCTCTACGAGTGCGCCACCAACCCGGAATGGGGCCGCGGCCTGCCGACGACGATGATCGACGAAGCCTCTTTCATATCCGCGGCGAACGCCCTGTCGGCGGAGGGCTTTGGTCTCTGCCTGATTTGGAAACGGGAGGGGCCGCTGCTGGAGTTCATGGGCACGGTGGTCAACCATATCGGGGCCGCGCTCTACACCAGCCGGCAGACCGGACTCCTGACCCTCCGACTTCTTCGCAACGACTATGATCCGAACGATCTGCCGGTGTTCAACTACAACTCCGGACTGTTGCAGATCGACGAGGACGAGTCCGGCGCGCAGGACAACACTGCCAACGAGATCATCGTCAAGTTTTTCCAGGTGGCGAAACGTCAGGAGCGCCAGGTCCGCGCGCAAAACCTGGCCAGCCAGCAGGCGAACGGCGCTGTTCTGCCGATGACGATCTCGTTCCCCGGGGCACCGACGCACACGATCGCCGCTCGTTTGGCGCAGCGTGAGCTTCGGGTTCGGTCTGTCGCCCTCAAACGGTTCAAGTTGAAACTGGACCGTCGAGGTTTCGGCCTGGAGCCGGGTGCGGTCTTGGTGTTGCAAGTGCCGGACCGCGGGATCGCCTCAATGATCTTGCGCGTCGCCAAGATCGAGGAGCCGGCGCCGACCGAGAACTACATGACCGTGTACGCCGTGCAGGACGTGTTTGGGATGCCAGCGACCTCCTACGTGCAGGTCCAGCCGTCCTTGTGGCAGCCGCCGGATGTGGCACCAAAACACCCGTCCGACGTGATGGTGCAGGAAGTAACTTACCGAGAGCTGGTGCGGTATCTGGCGGAGAGCGATCTCGCTACGGTGGCCGATGACGCTTCCGCCGTGCAGGTGGCCGCCCGCGCTCCGTCGCCGGAGAGCCAGGATTTCGAGTTGTGGAGCAAGGCGGACGGGGAGAGCCAGTACTACCGGCGCTCGATTGGCGTGTTCTGTCCATTCGCCACGCTGGCTGACGCCGTCGGACCCTACGATACGACGCTGGTGCTCGACGTGCAGGAGGAGTTGACCGAGCCCGTCCTCCCTTGCGCGGCTCTACTCGGCGCCGAGATTGTCCGGGTGGTCAGCATCGACTACGGCGCCGGGGAAGTGACGGTCGAGCGAGGTTGCGTCGACACGGTCCCTCGATCGCACGCCGCGGGCGCGAGCTTGATGTTTTATGACGGCTACACGACGGTCGACATGCGATCCTATCTGGAGGGCGAGACGGTCCATCTCCGACTGCTGACCCGCACTCTTGCCGACACCTACCCGTTCGACACGGCGGCCGATTACACGGTCGAGCTGGGAGCCCGGCATTTTCGTCCCTATCCACCAGCCAACGTCGAACTGAACGGAGTTCTCGCGGCCAATGTTTCGTCGATCCTGGGCGTTGATATGGTGTTCACCTGGGTCGAGCGGAACCGCTTGGTGCAGGCCGACAACCTCATCGGTCATGAGGCGGCGACGATCGCGGCGGAGGCCGGCACAACCTACAACGCCCGTGTCTATGACGGCGCCACACTGCTTCGGGAGGACACCGGGATTACCGGCACAACCTGGACGTACACCATGGCCGATTGGACGGCCGACGGCACGGTGGCCGACATCACCATCGAAATAGAATCCGAACGGGACGCTGTCGTGTCTTGGACTCGGTATCGGTTTCCTCTTGCTGTGGCTGCTGCGCCGCCTCTACTCCTCAGCGACGGCTCCGGCCCGCTGCTTCTCAGCGACGGCTCTGGCCCGCTGCTTCTCTCATAGGAGACCCCCATGTCCGGTTCGATGCTCGAAGACCTGACCGCGGAAACGACATTCGCTGACACCGACCTGTTCTACTTGGCGCAAGACGCCGGGGGTGGAGCGTTCGCCCCAAAAAAGGTTTCCTATGCTGCGTTGAAAGCCGCGCTTGCTGCGGACATCGGCGGTGGCGGGAGCGGCCAGGTGAATTTGGCGGCCGGTGTTCCGGCGCTCTCCAACTTCACCTGGCAGAATCAGAACGGCTCCTCGGCGGCGGATTCCGCGACTGCCGGGAAAGCAATCATCCTGACGGCGGGAGGCAACGGAACATCCGACGAGATCCATGCGCTGAAGAAAGCTGTTCCGGGATCGACACCCTACCGGATTGCCGTGCTTTTGGAGGGGCGCACGGTGCTGGAAGGATCGTTCGGCGATTTTGGAATCGTTGGATGGACCGACGGCACCAAGCTCCACGGATTTCGATTTGGTAGTAACAACGACGGGTCTGCTGTCGGGTTCGCGGTCAGTCGATATTCCGACATGACGACGTGGGTAAGCAACGATTATCAGAAACGCTCCTTCATCAATGGTCCCGTCGTTGTAGGGCTCTACCACGACGGGACGAATGTGAATTTCCAGGTCTCAGCAAGCGGCGCCGACAGTACGTGGGAGACGGTATACTCGATCGCCGCGGCGTCCGGGTATCTCAGCTCCTACAGCCATGCGTTCTTCTCAGTGAATCGGAGGACAGGTGACGCGATCACCCGCAAGGTCGTCTTGCGGTTGTGGGATGAGAACGGCCTGACGCGCCCGTTCTGATCGGCTTGTAAAGAATCCGTCAAGAGGGTTATGTGGACAACTTCCGGTTCACTTTCTGGGGGTGCCCCATGGTCCCGCGTTTCTCCCGCCTGGTGCGTTCGACTCTCGCGGCATTGATGCTGCTGGCCGCCCTGGTGCCGCCCCTGCCCGCGCACGCCGCCGCCGGGACGTGGACTTTGTATGCGAACGCCAAGCTCCAGTCCTGGGGTGCGGCGCACAACATCGGCACCGACACCTACGTCATGGTGCTGCTGTCCGCCAGCTACACGCCCACGGTGAACACGGACGCCACCTGGGCCGACATCTCGGCCTACGAGGTCACGGGCACCGGCTACACCGCCGGCGGCGCCACGGC